CTTTTTGAATCGTGCCGCAATTCAAAGCCTTCCTTCTTGTATTGCTGCTGCATTTCTAGAAGGTTGGTTTCTAAAACGTCCGTGAGGACAAATACGATGTTGGTCAGTGTGTTCAATTGAGTTGTTTCTTGCATAATAATAAATTTTGTTTGACTTTCAAATAAAAATAAAGTCAGATTATCCGCAGAATAGGGGAGAAGTTGTAAAATGTGAACTTCCCCAAGATGTCATACGGTGTATTTTTTCAAAGTGTCCATGATATTGTCTATCGGCAGGGATACGGATGTTTTTCCCTTATCTTCATAGCAGGCAATATGTCTGTATGCCTCAGGGAAATTCTCTTTGATTCTTTTGAATGTCCGTAATGTCAGAAGTGACGCAACGACTGATTCATATACCTTGGTCTTCTCATCCTTTACCGCACTGATCTCGATTTCCAGTTTGTCTATCTTTTCAATAACTTCCCTGTCCGCCTCAATGTGAGGATAGTAAGCGTTTGCGCTGGGAAATCCTTTCAGTCCGGCAACACGTTTTTCATAGGAACCGTTAAACAGTGTGATGCTATATGCAACAGAGAAATAAGACCGAAACTTTTGAAAACAGTCGGTGATTTCCTGTGGAATGGATTTTCGGATCACCTCTTCTGTAATCCTGACCTGTTCATCATGCAACAGGTTGATTTTCTTTTCTAACGGCTCTACCATTTTATTGGCAACTTCTTCCGCCAAAACTTTCGTAATGTTCATTGCTCTTGGTTTTTATTAATTCTTTTATGTATGTAAAGATAACTTTTATTTATTTGTTTCTCAAATAATATAATCTTAAAAACGCATCTGCTTAACTTAATATAACTGTCATCTCCTGCGGCTGTTTCCGAGCAAGGGAATGACATTAAAACTCTTGAACCTGTCAATCAGACGTCCTTCAAACCGTTTCCTGAAATCACCGATGTTCAGATTGCTGGTGATATGGTATTTCTTCCCGAACTGCTGGTAAATCTCATAACGCGCATAGAGAAACTCGTCTATCACGCTGTCAAGACTGGTACCGTAGCTCTTCTGATTCTCGGTTTCCAAACCTATGTCGTTCAGACAGATATTGAACGGGGCGGGATTGAATCCTTTTGACTGCCCCTCGTTGTAGGAATACAGGTCTATGTGTCCGTTCATCTTGTAGTAGTTCATCATCTGGGTGACGGAGAGGTTTTCAAACTGGCTGGGATTCCGTGTCAGACGCAGATAATCGGCGAAAATCTGCATGATCATTGTTTTTCCAGTGCCGGGTGCCCCGACAATCAGCAGGTTCTTGTGAATCTTGTAATCCTCATCGGGAAACACTTTCTCGGCCAGTCTGCATCCGTTGAAGTAATACAGCAGGAAAGACAATACCTTCGAGTTGTTCTCGTCAACCTCGAACTCCCTGAATTCACGTCCAGTATAATCATTGCCCAGCTGCCTGACAAGATCACGATGGGCGTAATATTCGGCTGGATTCGTCAGGTCATATTCAAAATCTTGCAGAATAGTCTTTTTGTGACGCTCCACCAGATTGTATATCTGTTCCTGTTTCAGTTTCGCCGCAAATGACTTTTCCTGTCGGATCTGTTGTAGCTCTGCTGAAAGTTTTTGTTCTTGCTCTGTCATCTTTCTGTTTTTTAAGTTCCGTTATCAACCAGTTTGAGAAATGGCGTTTTGCATCTGAAACAGACTTGTGTGTAACGCCTTCCCCCTTTAGCTTCCAATAGTACAGGTCAACGTATTTGTCTTTGCATTCATCCAAAGTGAAGTTCCTGAATCCGTTCCTGTATGCCCGTTCCCAAGCATCCCTCAGCCATCCTTCCTCAGACTTTAGGTCCGCGAAGCATTTGTCTAAATCCATATCGAATGTTTCTGATGAAATATCGCCCAGGTTTTCACGCGTATGCGCGCTAGAGAGAGAGTTATTATTATCATTTACATTATCATTATCATTATCGGCTTTTTTGGGTTCTGAAAAACCCACTGGGTTATTTGGGTTTATTTGGGTTGTTCCAATATCATCCGAATTATCATTCTTCGCTCTCTTCGGAGCACCCCCTTTGCTTCCATTACTACGGTTTCTCTCGACAATGCCATGGTATTTGTTTTCATCTATTTCAAATTGATTCTTGAAGAACTCAAATGCTATTTCAATGTCCTCCTCTACCGTAATAATCTCGCCAAGTTGATACTTGAATATAGCTCGGAATAATCTTCCAAGTTGCTTGTCCGATAACTTCGATATAGGCTTGTAAAACGATTTATATATCAAAAAACTTTCTTTTCCCATTTCATTTGTTCTTTATGTAGTCTTACATGACATTCTCGACACAATGTAATGCCATTATCTATATCGAATCTCAATTCGGGATATAAAGAAAATGGTTTGATATGGTGTGCATTTAACTCCACGTTACGTTTTTTACAACGGCAACATGTAAAGTTGTCTCTTTCCAAGACTGAATTTCGCCAATTTCTATAGCCGCTTGAATTCCTGCATCTGTGGTTATCATCAGTAATTCCACATTTCCAGTTCCAGTGGTTTTCTCCGCTTGGAGGTTCATGTAGCAAATTCTCATCTATCTGTTTCTTTATAAAAGAGAATGCCATTTTAGCCAACGGTTTCTGCTCCGACAGTGTCTCCGATGCGGCGTACTTGATAATTGCATCGTACACTTCAAGTCTGACCTCCTCAGGATATTCCATCAGCACTTCCTGCCATTCTATATAGAAGACAAATGATTTCCTTTTTGTATCCTTTTTCATCATGTCTATTGTTTGATAATCAGTTTGTTATATATATTGTAAAGTTAACTTTTTGTTATGGGATTACAATAAATATATTTCTGAATATCAATAATTTAAACGTTATTTATCAGTAACCTTTCCTTTGCAGCGCCATATCCTGTTTGGCAAAGGATATCTGGGTCCTGATATTGTCTCCGGCATGGACAAGGGTACGGTTTATACGGTCCAGCCATGTCACAATCTGATTGGCGGTCACACTTTGCGCGGCGACAAATTTCATGGCGACAGTCGCGGGAACACGTGAGATGAATTCCATGTGGCTGGCATATACATTCGCTGTCACCTGATCCTGATATGCCTTGGCGTCAGCAAGCAGCTTGCCAGAGCGTGCGAGATAGACGTTTATATCAGTGAGGCGGTCTATAAGCTCCTTCGGATTGTCACTTGCGGTCATCTCCAAAAAGGACTGCATTTCTTCTATCTCCTTTATGACAGGAGGCAGGGGGCATCCGTTAATGAGGCAGTTGCCGGTCCCATCGTTTTTAGGACAATATTTACAGTTTATCTCCATACTTGCAATTCAATTTATGGTTTATAGTTTTTCTGTTTGTCATACGTCATTCAAATAATCAATTGTCACTTTCATAAACTCATCCAATGATTTACAGACGACGTATTTCGCTCCGTTGGCTTCCGCATCCTTCTGCCATTCCTTTTGTGCAGGAGACTGGCGGCCTCCCGGCTTTTTCATCTCAATGCAAAGTCCTCCATAGAAGCGGTTGCTCTTCAGCAGTATCAAATCTGACACTCCGCTGGTCGCACCTTCCTCCTTCAGTCTCGCTCCGGTGATGGCATCACGTCTGCCACCATTGGGAACAGCAAAAAGCACGTTTTTAAGTTTCGGATATTTTAAGCGGAACCAGCGGACACAAGCGGACTGTATGCGGTGCTCGTCATTCTTCGGCTTCCCGCGCATTTTGTACGACTGCGCTTTTTTAATCATCTCCTCGTATGTCATCGTCTTTTTCCTTATGTGGGGTTACTACCGTGTCCTTGCCGGTCTTGTCGACAACAACCTGCTTTCCTGCTACTGTTATGGTTGTCCTGCAACCATCCGGTAGGGACTGGATAAAATTGCGTACTACAGGAGAATCAGCACCTTCCGATATCTGAGTGTTGGATATCGGAACTTCCTTAGCTTCATACGGATATACATCCATGATGGCGGTTTCGGCTACGGATGCGATCTGATAGTCTGCCATTGTACCTTTCATTCCTTCGTCCAGTTTCTTTACAGCATCGCGAAGATCGGAAGCCTGTACCAATACGGTAGTGGAGGTCTTTTTCTCCGCTCCGCTTTTTTCGTCCAGCGTGATGAAGAACAGCTTGCACTTAAACCAGCGGTCGGCTGCATCTTCTTCAGAGGGGAACAGTTCGCTGTAGTTGGCGCGTTTGATGTCCGAAACAGTGAACTCACCGTTGATATACGGAGTGATTTCTTCAATGATACGGGCTTCTGCTTCAGTAAAGCTCAACGCGTCAACCAGATAGGGTTCAGTTACTTTCTTGTTCATGCCGTTTTCCATTACCTTTTCGTAACGGATTTTGCATTCAAACCAAGTATGCATCATAATTAATTCTTTTAAAGTTTGATATTCAACGTTTATTCATTTATAGTGGGAGGTGCAGGATTCGAACCTGCATGAGTGGTGTTTTTGCAGTTCACTGATTTCAAGTCAGCTCCCCTAAGATGTCTCGTAGGTTGCCGGCTTGGATATTAACGGTTATCCTAGAATTTTGCACCTTACATCTTGATTAGCGTCTGCCATTTCCGCCAACCTCCCGTTTGCCTCCCTATCTTCACAGACCGGGAAGGCAAGGTAACAAAGTTATTTCTGTATTCTGATCAAATCAGGGATAGAACCGTAAATCGGCGACTTCCCATCCCATTTGTCAATGAACTGTTTGTAAAGAATTTCTTTGGTAAGACCTTTTGACTGGATAAGAGCCTGTTCGGTTTTCAACTGTTCCAGCTCGTTGCGTTTCTTCTGTTCCTCAATCTGTTGGTCCAGTACGGATATATTGGTGTTCACTTCATTCCGGCTGTCAATCTTCTCACGGACCTTTTCGGAGAACTCCAGTTGTGCGGAGAATGTGAGCAGTTGCAGACCTCTTTTTTCAAACTCCATGTCAACTATCTGTTCCAACCGTTTCTCAAATACCAACGAGCCTCCGTCAGCCATCAGGCTATCGGTCTTATGCTTCCGACTTTCTTCCTTTATCAAATCATATATACGTGGTTCCAAGATGTTATCTTCCAACGAAGACATAAAGTCACTTCCACGGCCAATATGCTTGTTGTCAAAGACAACATCAATGGCGCGGTTCTTGATAACTTTATAGCTGTATGTAGGACACGCCTTGAACTCCGTGTTGTCGGCAGCTTTCAGTGTGACAGCTTCAGCGAATTCTCCACGTTGATCGAATAGCGGAACCTGAAAAAGTTCTGTGCCCAATTCCCATGTGGACACTTTGCCGGAAACAATCTTGAAATCCTCCTTTCCCTGCTTGCCGTAATTCTCCATAAGGACACCTGCATAATTAGGGGCTACTCTCTCACAGGAGACAAACATTACCAAGGTCATACATACCATCGTTAACTTAATCAGTCTTTTCATCTTTCAATGTTTTAATCAGTTTGTAAATAAAGAAAATTATTGTGGCTGATATTATTGTTACGCCCAGCCATGCGTGTAAGTGATTGAATACCCTATTCCCGACAACAATTCCTATTATCAGAAACAGGATTAAATAAATATACTCTTTCATACCACTTTCAGTCAAAATTAAAGTTGTCCTCACCGTCCGGCTCTTCGTCCGGAATGTCATATCCAAAGTCCATCGGGATGAACCAGTCTGAAATATAGTCTTGCATGATTTAATCCTCCTTTTGGCTACTTAGCCATTCTTTATAATCTTTCTCGTAATATTGGGGTATTATACCTTTCCTCATAAAGTCTATGTATTCTTGTACAGTACAATCATCCCAATCAACTCCGTTGTCTGGTATATCTTCCGTTTCTGATGTACAAAGAGTGTATTCAAATGGATTATACCCACTGTTGAGCCCATATTCTTCAACTATCTTGATTACATTTTCATCGGTGGTTATTTGTTTGATTTCACTTTCAGCCACACACCCGGATATTTCAGAGTGTTTGCCAAGTACTTCACCGAAGTAAACACTGATTTTGTTATTCACTAAGTATTCGACATCTTCTGTGTCTGTAATAAATACTCCTTCAAGATTGCCCATTCTTCCGCAATCGAAGTCCATTTTAAATAATGCTTTCATTTAATCCTCCTGCTCTTTTATAATTCTACTAATCAATTCTTTTTCCCATCCTTGAATAAATCCATTTTCGTCAATATTCATAATGATGTAGTCGCCATATCCTTCATCTGCCGGACACATAATCTTAGGTACATAGCCGTCATAAGAAGCAATGGCGATGTGGTCTTCATCAGTAATATCACATATAAAATCATCGCACACTTTATAGTGAACATTGGCAGTTGTTCCTTGCGTCCAGTTGACTATTTGTCCTGTCTCAATTGCTATAATAGGTCGCCAACGATAATGATCTGAATATATATTGTAATCAGCCTCTTCTTTTATTTGTACAGCACAAGGCATAAGAGGGTTACCTATGCCTTTACTCTCGCACAAATCAATGTTTTTCACTCCGTTTACTTCTGCGTCTTCCCAATAGCGTACACCTGCATCCACTTCTAAGTAGACCGCTTCAAACTCGGTTGTTTTGCTGATTGTAATTTTCATTGTTCTATTTTCTTTTGAATTTTCTTTATCATGTTTCTGAATTGCCTTGCCTTATCTGCTTCGCAAGGTTTGGTAGAGGTTTTGTCTATCAGATTTGCACTATATTCAAGCATTCTGACAATGGAATTCAAATCTGTATTGCATAGGGTATCTGCAAGTTCAATCTTGTCGAAATCAATATTATTATCATTCATGAAGTCACCAAGAGCGATTATATTTTCACGAGTTGTGGTAACAGTAAAAGCTCTCGTCAGAAGCTCCGGTTCCTGAGCTTTGGTTTGCTCGACAAAGGAAGGTGGTTCATTGGTGACCAGCTGACTGGCTCTTGCAAATGGATTGACTGAATTCTGTTTGGCTCGTTCCGCTTCCTCTTTCATCTGCGCTTCTTCAGCAGCCTTTTTTTCCTGCTCTGCCTTGATGCGCGCTTCTTCTGCTGCTTTGGCACGCTCACGCTGCTCCTTCAGACGGTTGGCATACTGGATGGTGGATGCGATATTGAGCGTATCCATATAATAAGTACGAAGGACATCGAAATCCTCACCAAACCCCTTCAGCGTGGAAAGTTCGTTCTCGACTTTGGAGAATATGGAATCAATTTCGTTGCATACAGACTTCATGCTTGCGGATTTGTTGAGCCACTCAGACTTGAAAACCTTATTGAAGTCTACAAGGTTAACATTCAATCCATCAAAGTAAGTCTTGATAGTGGCTTTCTTTCTATCCTTGTATTGCTGTTCGTTTTGCTTGACTACCGTGTCAATCTTGGCAGAGCACTCGCCGATAAGTTTCACGGTTTCGGTTACAACGTCCTTGAACTCCCTGAAAGGTTTCATGAATTCTTTCTCAATTTCAAGACGTTTGGCATTGAGGGCTTTCGCCGCCTTGTTTAAAGCTGCCTTGTCTTTCTTTGCCTGATCGATATTCTCATCGTTATAATTGGAGATATCATACATTGGCAAAGCGGCTTTTACCATATCTCTGATTTGCTTTGCGTTGGTAGTAAGACTACCTAACATCTTTTCACTGACGATCAGTTCAAGATCGCTTTCCTGGATTGCTATCTGTGTATTCATTGTTCCATATTTTTATTAGTCCCATCCACCATTATTGTACATAGACAAATCGGCAGAATCTAAATTCGTTTTCTGAATAGCTTCTAAAAGTTTTTTCTTGGTTTCCCGGCACATGTTGTAACCATATCCTTTATACCGATATGTACGCTCCCATGTGCTAATTGGGAAAGGAATATTTTCATCAATAACCAGCCTTTTCATGTGAAGATGCTCGAAAAAGTTTTCATGATGGAGTAGCCGGTATTCATAGCCAACTATTTTTTCTGATGAAAAAGGAATATCATCATCGCTATTGTCGTATTTAGGTTGCTTGAAATAAGCCATTTTCGCAACGGTAAAATCAAAGCTCCTAAGTATTTCCTCCGGCGTACCAAATTCAGATTCGATAAATTCAATCCATATTTTTTCACCGTCTTTCTGAAAGGCACATACCTTTTCATTACGATATTTAAATTTCCAGCCATCTTTCACATAGCCGTCGCTATTGAATAAATCTACTGCATCTTGGAAGTCATCGTTGCTTTCAAAGAATATATCTATATCTTTTACACGTTCACCGGAAAGGATGTTTTTAAAACACCCGCCTGCAATGAACCCGTTGTGACCTTCCATATACCTGTCAAGCCATCTGATTTGCCAAAAGTTGTCAGGGGTGTTTTCTTTATAGCTTGTATTCATCGCTCTATTGTTTTTAGTTTCTACTAAATTTATCAGCTACACGTTCAATAACTTCTGCATTTTCTTCGGAAAGCCATTCTTTAGCGACATTCCAAGATATACTTTTAGAGGCCTTGAAATTATCAAGGCGTGTGGAATGATGTGACAAACGTCCTTCGGTAGGCTTCAATCCCTTGTCATGAAGTTCACATAGTCCGTTATGGTAAAATATGCAGTATTCGTCACCCGCAACAGCTTGAATCATGGGGATGGGAATATCAATCACGCCCATGATTATCCCGGCTCCCCACAAAGTGGGAGCCAGCCTGTCGGCATATCCGGCATCTATGAGCCTCTCTATATCCTGAGGAGTACCCAGACATGGTGTGTGACATTGCATCCTGCATAACGAGCATTTGCATTCGCATGGTTTTCTTCCAGTTTTACGTATGATACGTTGCAACTGGGTTTCTTTTATCAATAGTTGTCCCGTCATTCCGCTTCAATCAGTTCTTTGACAATATCATCAGCCACACGAATGCGCTTCTCCATTTCGGCAAACACCGCTTCATCCGGCAATATCCTTACTATATGAATAGGATTGCTCTGGAAAGGGTTGTAAATAACAAAATCAGTCCATTGCGCACCTGTGCACATCATATGGGCCATGCACTGGTAGAAATACTCGAACTTGACATCAAGCAGCGACGCATTGTTGTGTATTTCACTTTTATACTTCATGAAAGTGCTTTGAATCGGGCATTTGATTTCCAGACAGCCTTTTTCACCGGTTTCTTCATCGTAATAATAACCGTCAGGACTGCTTGCGAAATGTTCTATGGCAGGGTGTTTGCATGATCCTGTCTCAACTATATGTCTTCCTGTCAGACGTTCATACAGCTCTCTGGCATTTTCTTCCTGATCAGTACCCCATTGCATCGCCTTGGTGTTGACACAGACCTGATGCAGATATTTCTCAAACTCGACATCATCATTGATAATTTCAGGATTCATATCCCTCTCTGATGCAACTTGATAAATATAAGTTTTGGCAGTATCGGAAAAATAATCACTTCTCCCTTTCTTCATTAGGAGTCCGATTTGCGACCCGGTGAAGTTACCGAGCCGCTTACGGAACCATTCTATAGAATGTTGTATTTCCATTATAACAATGATTTTCGAGTAGGTTTATTATTCGCGTAGTCTTGAGTTTGATCTGTCGGTTGTTCCGGGCGGGGGTGATCCTTGACTCCTGCGGCTTTTGCAGCGATTTCGGCAAGTTTGTTGCTTTTTGCTGATTTATCAATAATTTCCTCATATTCGGCATCCTGAATGTCATCTGCCTCCTCTTTGGTGATAAGCCCCATTGAGATTTCCGGGCAATAAACACGCTGCCAGAAAGCGGCTGCACGATAACGGAGCATCTGGCTTGGCATTGATTGCCATTTGGAACCGTTCTTCTTGGTCCAGCCTTCCTTTTCAGCCATTCCCATGGTGATCCAGTCACCATGAAGCGGTTCCTTGTGGTCTTTGTCGGACGATTCATAAGCAATGCAGCGGCATCCGTACTCCGGCGTACCTTCTTCTCCCTTAAACTCATAACGGAGTGGGGAGAAACGGCCACTTGCGTTAATAGTGGCAATCAGGAACTTGCTGCTGAAAGCAGGGTTGCCATGCACGATATAAAGATTCTGCATACACATAAGCGGATTACACCCCATACGCATGGCCATATCCAGCGCAATCACGCAGTTTCCCACATTTCCCTTGTACGTATCCGGAACGATTGTGCTTGTTGTGTACATGTTGGCCATGCGCTGCATGACCTCAAACTGTTTCACGGTTTGTCCTACCGGTGTCATTGCAAACTCGGCCGCTTGTTTGGCCTGAATAATCTGTAATTCTGTAACTTGATTGTTTTCTTCCATCACTCTTGAATATTTTAAAGTTCAACAATATCTTGGTATTCCCTGAAGGATGCACAACCTCGTGCGCTCTTCTTCAAGTTCGTCAGTAGCATAATCCTTTTGAATGCATTCCATCTCCGAGCGTAATTCGTTTATATCCTCCTGTATAAGCTGCATGATTTCCTCTTTTGAAGAGAAACCGTATTCAGGCAAATATTTCAACCCGCACCCTTTCACTTTCTCAAGTTCGGCTTCCAGCCGTACAAGTTCCTCATCCATGACGCTCCGTCTTATAGGATTCATAAATAATGCCGATAGCGGAGAGAATCTCCCTCATCCTTGCGTTCTCTTTCTCAGCCAGCTCCATACCGGCAAGTTGGAACTGCAATCCTTTCACCTGTTCAATAAGCTCATCATGGCTCATCTGCTGCAACTCATTGTCTGTTCTCATCATTATATATGTTTTTAAGATTATTTTTTCTGTCAATTCTCACGGCAAGTATGAGAGATAATACCACGAATGCGGATATTGATACCCAAAATGCGGTGTCAAGATTGTCTATTGTACCATGTACGATAGCTGCCAGAGCAAACCAAATGAGATATAATACTTTCATAACTTATTGTTTATTAGTTCCTTATAGTGATATAAAGTTAACTATTTTTACTTTGGGTGCAAAATTGTAAAACTTTAAAAATCAGTGGCTTAACTTTATATAACTATTTGAAATTCAAATAATCTATTTGAGCGCGGCGTGTTTCAGTACATCAAAGGCGTTGCAGTACCATCTTCCGTTCTGCCTGTTGGCAGGTTTCTTTTCGGCACGTATGGCACCAGAACCTACCAGTCTGAACAACCTTCCTCGTCCGCCCACGATAGTGGCGGCTTCTCTCTGTCCGAATGTCTTGTCATTCAGGACGATTTTCAATACTTCCTCGTTTAACATGATATTCAGGATTTATAGTTGGTACATTGCGGTAAAATCTCACGGCAGTTCGATATAACTGAGGTTGACACTGATACAGTTGTGAACAGAACGTATCTTACGTCTGTATCCCTCTATGTCGCTTATAATGACAGGGGTCTGCAATTTTACTGTATCCCTTCCTCCATTGGCATAAACAAGCTGGTAGCCTGTTATCTGATATTTATTTTCCATAATGAATTAAGATTTGATATTTGGTCACTCTGTGAGGTATCGAACCTCCATACCTGGCAAATGAATATAGAGATAATGATTCATGCCCATTGTACGCACCTGTGACAGAGTGGAGTGGTGTTCCTATCCTCACGGACCGGAACATCTGGAACTTTTCAGAATTAGATACATAAAGAATTGTGACTAACACACAAACAAAATAAGACTAGCATACTGATGATCCCCTCAATGGCTTAAACCGGTTGTTATCCCGAATCTTACGGGAGGGGATGGGGTTATATAGAGTCTGGCAAATGAATCTGTCATATACAACCATCATCTTGCATTGAACGAGCGGATGACTGTTGCTTTGGCATCATTGCGGTAGTCGCATCTCCAGTCATTGCGTCCCATGCGTGAACTGTAATAGGATCGGTAGTTCCTGTAATCGCGGTTTCCGTACTTTGCCTTATATTCAGCGGCACGCCTTGCATTCTCCTCGCTTATTCTTGCTTCCTCTTTGGCTTCCGTCCATGCTTTTGTCAGGCAGTAGCTGAATGTGGTATTGAACGTGTGGCCGAAAATGTAATGCGCTCTTGTCATTATTCTGCTTAAATCGTATCTTTTCATATCCTTGCTGTTTATGGATTTATTTTGATATTGTAAAGATACTTTATTAAAGTGAATTATACAAATATAAACAACTGATTATCAATTAGTTAAACTTTATTTAACGTGATGTGCTATTGATATTGAATGCTGTTACTAATTGTGTTGTACCACTGAGTGAACTATTCAATATGAATCTTATAATCTGATATTTTTAAAACTCGTGCCTGTACGGAATATTCACTACGTCCGCACAGGCTGTATCTGAAGGTCATACTTTCAGCGATACTTGTGCCTCACACCAAGCATACTCATCACGTTAAAGACAAATTGATGTGCTGAAAGTTTTCTTTATTGTGTTTTCCAAAATGTCAAAGAACTCTTTAAAATCGCGCCTCTGAGCCAATTCGATTCGGCAACTCATGTCTTTTTCAGAGGCTTTTCTTAACTTTGCAATATCAACTTATAAAATTAAGAATCATGAAAAATTTTATCGAAGTTCATGTGATAACACATGAGAATGCACCTACTACCAAGGTGTTGATTAATGTATCATCTATTTTTATTGTTGAATCACTCTTCAATAATGCTATCATTGGCATACAAATGCCGTCAAGTAACAAAAAGAATGGTTTTGAATACATTAACTATAATATTAGTGAGAGTTATGAGGAAGTCATAACTCTTATTAAAAATGCCCTGTCGTAAGCCATTTGAATAATTGTTCGGAGCGTTCCAACCTTTCCGCAAGCAAATCTTCAGGAATGGTTGGAATGTTTTTTGACTCACAATATCTGTAATAGTCTTTAACGAAAGAAGCTGTATTATAGCTCCATTTGCGCAACTCCGCTTCTTCAGCAACAGACAGTTTGTGTCTTTTGACTAACTTACCAAATCCAAACATAATTTATTTCATTCTAGTTACTGTAATTGTTTTAGCCTCTCTGTCTATACGGGTTTTAAATGTCTTTCCCCATTGCAGTCCGTATGTGGTACATACAGTTCTGACGGAAGTCATCATCTGAATAGGATAAGTAAATTCTTCACCTATCTTCATCACTCTCAGCGTTGGTGTAATCGGGCTTTTCTCTTCTTTTTCTGCCATATTATTTTGATTTATTTATTGTTTTACTAATTTTGTAATGCAAAGATAAATATATTATCTAAGAAACAAGAAAACTCAGTGATTAATCAGTGTGTTTTAATATTAATTAAACTTGTTGTTTATGAATGTACAGAGTAGGCTTTTTGATTTCATCTCATCGAAGAAGATTTCAATATCAGATTTCGAAAGGGCTTGTGGGCTATCCAATGGTTACGTGCACAAGATTAAAAATTCTGTAGGCAAACGTGGTTTGCTGGATATTCAGAGAAAATTCCCTGAACTTAATACTGACTGGCTTCTTACGGGAGAAGGGGAGATGCTTAACGATACATCTTCATATATTGTCAATAGCGACCATCATGGAACTTCTGTAGCAGGAAACGGCAATAACGTGAATACCACCAGCGCTCTGGAAAAGGCATTGGAAAGTCTGATGGAACAGCAAAGACTTACAGCGAAAGCGCAAGAGCAGGTGGACAGGTTGCTGTCTTTAATGGAAAGGATGACTAAATGAAATTTAATTAATAATACACTATGGAAACATTTACATTAATTCTAGCAATCGTTTGCTTGGTGTTTGGAATCTTGCAGATAATCTTGTTCTTCAAGGTGTGGAATATGACCAATAATGTAGCAGGCATCAAGGCGCTGTACGAAAAGCAAAACAGTGAAATGTTGGCACTGCTGAAAACAATAGCGTCGGAAATGAAGGAACCCAAGCAGCACAACAACAAAGAGAGCAAAGGTGATATAAAGGTGGTAGCAGCAACCGAAATCAAAAAGGAGAGCACTTCTGCACAACAAATAAAGAAAGAACGTCCTACTATAGACAGAAGCAGTGAAGAATACCAGCGGAAAATAAAGAAGTGGAACGTCTTAAAATCCCGTGGGTACATCGAGCAGGCTGTAAGGGAGTATATGGAATACACCGGATCTGAACAGAATGAAGCGACCGAATTTATAAACAACTTATAAGATAGGTATGGATTTCAAAGACAATATACTTCAGCTTGCGGAAAGGATAAAGAAGCAGAAAGATGCCATCCAGACAGAGGAAGCCACCAAGAACGCCTTCATCATGCCCATAATAACGGCGTTGGGATATGATGTATTCAATCCTTTTGAGGTAGTGCCTGAAATGGACTGCGATCTGACAAGGAAAGGTGATAAGATAGATTACGCCATCAAAAAGGATGGCAGGACGATTCTTCTGATAGAATGCAAGCACTGTAAGCAGAACCTTGACTTGCACAACACCCAGCTTTCAAAATACTATGCTGCGTCCAACGCACGCTTTGGGGTGCTTACAAACGGTATCGAGTATCGGTTTTATGCGGATCTTGACAAGACGAACATCATGGACGAGAAACCTTTCTTGGTGGTGAATATGCTGGACTTGTCGGATGCAGATATAGAGGAAATGAAGAAGTTCCACAAGTCATGCTACAATGAGTCGGAAATACTCAGCACGGCAAAGGAACTGCAAATGATGATACAGATAAAGGAGATTCTTGCAAAGAATTTCCAGTCGCCGGGCGATGAGTTTACGAGGTATTTTGTCAGAAGTCTTAATAACGGGAAATCCACACCGAAGCTGATCGAAGAATACAGACCGATTGTGAGGAAATCTATCTTGTCCGTGATAGGAGGGATGATTTCAGGCAGACCGGATACCGCCATACTGGTGAAAGAAGAGAAAACACGACAAGCACCGAACGATGGAATGGCTGTTATAGGTGACAAACAAGATGCAGTGATTACACGGGAGGAAACAGACACATACAATATAATCAGAGCTGTTCTTGGGGAACAAAGTGAAATATCATATACCAGTTTCAAAGGCTATCTGCTGATTTGGACTGGACATGAATATTGGTGGGTATGCCGTGTATCATTAAGGCCGTACAGCAAGCGGATATGTTTTGTTACAGAGAACAGAACCGGATATAAATGGATTCAGTTACAATCAGTAGAAGATATCCGAAATTATTCAAACGAGATAAGAACGGCTTTTGAAATAGCCTGCAAGCAACGGAAACAATATCAATTAAAACATAAGAAATCATGATTATTGTATATGTTACTTGCAAAACACAACCTTTATTCTTTTTTTGCTGAGTAACGGGATATTGACATTTCCGGTTCAAAGTCTTGATAAGCTAGTTATAATCATGCAGTTCGTTCAGAGAGTGGTCCAATCCGAAGATGCCGGGAGGTACTTCCTTGCGCCATCCTTTGCCAAACTTTTTATCCAAATATCGGAAAACTTCTTCGTTATAAGCAGTCAGCAGATGGTTGGGAGTGCTTAAATAACATGTCAGTTTACCATCTTCATTCAAGGGAAAGAAGCTGATATACGTAACCCCATATTTCTTCCAAAAGGGATGCTTCCTTATGACCTCTTCTTTTCCAACAGGAATAATGAGCTTCAGATTGGGTTTCCCTTTGTCTATGTATTCACGAGACAAGGTCGGTGAACAATCATATTTTTCGATATACTCATACCACAGAGGAAGCGTAATTCGCAGTGTGTCACTTTGAAATGGTATAGTAACAAGAGTGTCGCATGAATTCAAACCGACAAATTGGGCAACCAACTGATACTTTCCTCTTTTCAAATGCTCTATCTTGAATGTTCCGGTAGAATCAGTAAGCCAACCTTGAAACGGCTTTTCATCCATAGTTAGGTATGAAGCAATCATTGGCCTCTTAGTGACATCGTAAGGAGGAATCTGCCGCACTTCTTCACCATAGACTTTGCCTATGAGAGTGTATTCCGTAGTATCATTTGCTTGAGTGGACTTTAGCTTGTCTTCCCAAATGGTAAGTACAAAATCCTTAAATTCAATCGTGTACTTTCCGTTGATAAACAACACCTCCCAAGGATAAATGCTCTTCAGTACTTCTTTAAATGCTTTTGCCAAAGGATGATTCTTGTCATCAATGTTTTCCCGTTTTGGACGAACGGACATAATCACTACATCCAAATCCACCAGACGACCATCCGAATTGCATTGCATATTATTTACCCAAAAGGTCATGCGTTTCCCTTTGTATTCCGGAAAGCGATGCCAAGGAAAACGCCGGATAATTTCATCCTGAGCATGCTGTATTTTCATGCCAGCCCGTAGGGTATTATGGTAAGTCTGGCAGCTTTCTATACGACCGTGTTGAAGCACCATCACTTGTTCCGTTTCTAGATTGCGGTCGAAGCCGCTGTGTACATAACGCACCAGCTCACCTTTCCCGGCACGAAGTTCTCCGTTGAACCAGCGGGCACAGATTTTCCCGTTTTGGTAATAAGGTTGAAACACTTTTTTCAATTGGTCTGGCTGATAAGTGAGGGAATACTCTTCTTTCTTCTGTTTATCATAGACACAGACTTCCAAATGATGCAGATACAGATGAGATTGCTGCACTTCCCAATAGGCGGTATAGCCTTCCCAATTGGCGGTAGTAATGCAATGGTTGTCCGGCAAAAATTCCATCAACCGATGAAACAGGATAGAATCCCGGTTGATGGGCTTGTCCAATAACACCCATTCTTCTCCCTGCAGATAAATGACATCACCGGATAGACCGGTAGCCTTCCCTTCCCAAGGAATAAGAAAGAAAAGAATGGCTGTCATCATACTTTTGAAAAATATAGGTATCTTCATGGCACGTTCTAATATTGAGGATTATACAATACGGATACTATAGATAAGTTTTCTGCTTGCTAAAGTTATTTTTCTCCCTTGTAATGCTCTGTGTTTCAGATTACAGAATATCCATCATCTTTCCCATAAACAAAATTAAACCTGTTTTATTTTCATGGATAACTAACAAGAATGGACGATTGACATGGAATGGATAAGGTGTAATCTCTGGCACTATTTCTGATTCAAAAACAACATTTGTAATAGTCGCTGCTGCTGCAACTGTGCCTGTTTCCGTTACTTCCAATCGGGTAAATTGTTCGATTTCAGAAATATAAGCAGGCATATCTGTCATACGTGAAAAGTCTGCACAATTTGCATTAAAAGCATCATGGATGCCCATTTTCTGGAAGGTAGGAATGATGTTGGATTTGTAATCCAACTTGATAGAAGGTAATTTGAGGTCCAGCATACAACTTATACTATCTGATGCGGACAGCCATGCTTTCCAATTGGCTTCACTAAATGTGGCTATGCAGGAGTCAATGGATACACCTTTCTTGGGAAGAATCACTGTCATGGCATACGAATCATTTCCGTAAGGGAGGGTAGCCATTTCAAACAATTCCGCTTTATGAAAAGCAAACCATTGATCAGACAGGTGCATCATGCTGACCGGATGCTTCTTTCCACTCACAGGATAAAAGTTTTCCTGCCGGGTTTCAGCCGGATCAAAAGGGAAAATCCATCCACCTTTGAAGAACAACGTATTGATGAGAATACAATTACCCATAGTTTGATCCAAGATTTTAGAGATACGTCCTTGAGTTTGTTCTTTTGTCCATTGGTTTATAATATCGGTTGATTTAGGATCTGAAAAGTCTAGATTCTGTGTTTCTGCAAGAAAATACTTCTGATTAATTTGTTGAAAGGTAGCCTTTATAGGTGACTCGTCATGAATCCAAATGGAATTGGCTGATTGGAAGATAGTCGTAGAATCTAATTGAGGTAGATTGTTCATCAGTTTTAAAAAGTAGCTATTGATAGATTGAAGCTTGCTTCCAGATGCAGAAAGTACAGATTCTATTTCTTGTAAAGTCTCTCCTGAGGCTCCGTTGGCAACCATCCCTAAATTGAATTGGGCACTCAGAGGAGAAATGAAAAAACTTTGTCCTTTCTCCTGTTCATTCATCTTTTGAAAAAAACTGCAAGCAAAGTCATTACTGATGGATACCATAGGCATCTCTTCTTCCGAAAGTTCCAATGAAGATAATTCTACAAAAGGTTTGTGGGATGAAGTCTGTTGGCAACTGATAAAGATACAGAAACTTATTCCGGTAGCAAATAGTAAAAAGTTTTTCATGATGACAGTTTTTTTAAATTCAATATCAGAATTCTTTATATTTTTGTTTATATTTAAATCTGTTTACAATTATCTTCTTCAGACAGTTAATTAACCGGTATTTCAAATTTGATAGGGAATGTATACTTCACTTTGAGGTTCACTCCATGTTGATGACCCGGTTTCCACTTGGGCATAATCGAAACAATGCGAAGTGCCTCTTCACATAATGCAGCATCCGCACTTAAAACGGGGTTGACACTGCAAAGAATTCGAGGCTGGGTCACCGTTCCATCTTTGTCGATAACCACCTGCATGATAACTGTGCCTTCCAGTTTGTTTTGCTTGGCAGCCTGAGGGTATTGTATGTTTTGTCTGATAAATTCCATCAATTTGAGCATACCACCCGGAAACTCGGGCATATGCTGCACGACATCAAACACACCTTCTTCGTCAGGGAAAACCTTCTTGCAATTGGCAGGTCCTACAGGAATAGGTCTTTCTCTGGTTGAAACCTGCTGTGAAGTGTAGGCTTCAAACCATTGATATATGTTGTAAAAGCAAGTTTCGTTTTCATCATAAACTCTAATTTTCAAGAGGTAATCACCCGGTTGAGCATTCTTCGGTAAATCAATCCCGATTTCGGCTTCCTTCCCTCTTTCCACCTGAAGGGCCACAGACTCTTTGTCTATGTTTTTACAGTATATTTCATGTAATCTTTTTTGCTTATCCTCCCGATAAAAAATGTATTCACCTTTATACGTAAGATAATGGCTTGTACTGAAAATGGATACATAGACCTTATCGTTTGACAAGGAGCTTGAAATGATTCTAACGTCTTTACTTTTGCTCTTGATTTCTTTATGCGTCCAATCGTCCAAATGAATCTTGATCACTCCTTCTGTATCATCCACTAATAATCCCCATTTCACTGAGGGTGATTTCTTGATAACTGAATCGAAATTTACGGGAGGAATATACTCAATTTCTACAGCTCCCGTATCATTCGGATTACGCTTGGGACCCTCATCAACAAGGACCATATGATCTTCAAGACGGAAGGTTACAGGAAAAACGTATTTTACTTTCACGGTCTCTCCGTTCAGTTTCCCCGGCTTCCAGTCTGGCATCATTCTTATAATGCGGAGGGCTTCTTGGTCTAACAGGGGATGGACGCTGTATGCTACTTTAGGCTGTACAACTTTTCCGTTGCGGTCAATGACACTCTCTATCCAAACTCTCCCTTGTATTTTCTTGTATATGGCAGCAGGAGGATATTGAATGTGGGTTTGTATGTATTTTACAACTTCATCCATACCGCCCGGATATTCAGGTCGTTCTTCCAATACGGCATAGATTTCTTTATCGGAAGTATTCTTTTTTAAATATAGTAATAAGGTGGAGTCCACCACAATAAACGAGGTGTCGGCTTGGGTGGTAGAACATTCTTTCGTTTCCAACTTCTGTCGTTGCTGAATGCAAGTGGTTGAAAGAAGGCAAAAGGATATCAAAAATACAATACCGCTTCTCATAGGCAAAAACAATTTGTGAAAACAAAGGTATTTCGAAAACATACAATATTCGTAAGATGCTTGGCATCTGCTGTTATTATTATAGTCATCTATATTCCACGCTGATTACATCGGAAGAATCGCGAACAGCTTCTTTGATGTCTGCCAGCCGGAATTCGGTCATGAGCATAATTTTCTGTTTTTTATCGGTTAATTCCACCTCATAGAAGAACCTGTATCTGCCCGGTCGGTTGGGCAGAACATTCGGGTTAAGGTCAGCTTTAAACAGAAATCGTTTGCCAGGTTCTATAATATAAGCAATACAGTTAAACACCGAGTGTATGGGAAGAGTTCGCCAGACTCCTTGCCGGTCTTCATAGGTAATTCGGTATGGATCTCCGCATTCTATTTTGTGGTTGCTCTGATTGAATAGTACAAAAGTGGCGGTATGAGTCGTGTATGGATAGGCTGAGAATTTCGGATATAAATGGATGCCCAAGGTGTCGGAAGTGTATCGTTTATTGTTGGGCGTCGGTTCTGTTGGTCCTTCAAAACGGATAGCAGGTGAGTCCATTACCTTCTTACGGAAAACGGCTCTAGCTTCCGGAGAGTTTAGACATAAATTTACAACAAGATGATTACCATTTATGCCCCATCCCAATATATTGCCGTCTAATCGAGTGCCCTCTATTTCTGAACGCGCATATCGTTTTCGCAGTTCATTCTGTATCTTTTGCAGTTCTTGCTCTGTAAACACAGAATCCTTTACACTCTGAGTAGCTACAGGAAGATGGCAGATCGTGTCTTGGGTATGAACGGAGATTGTTTGAGCGCCTTGTGTAATCGAAGCTGAATCACTCTTTACCGCAGGCTGATTGTTTCTGGACGGTTTACCGCTACACCCCACAAGCAACCATACCAAGAGAAGAATTAATATCATTCCTAAAGCTAAATAAAGCATTGTCTTAAAATAGGCTGCCTTATCCAGTTCTTCTTTTTCCAAGGTTTTCCTGCGGATATCTTCCATCTTTTCTATCGTCATCTGAGAGAGGTCTGTATTTTTCTCGCTATCTAGCAACCGATGGTAAGTATCTGTTAGCCTCTCCCGGTTCCGCTTGCGCAACTCCCGATTTTCCTTATCGCGTTGTAGCATGTCATTGATACATCCTAATGTTCCCATGAGTTCTTAATTAGATTGTCAACTTTAAGATATTAATTAAAAATGATATTTTTAAAAATTAATTCGCTATATGTTGTTTTTTTTGTTCTTTTTGAGATATGTTAATAATGTTAAACATTGAAGGCTAATTTTTGGGAGGAGTAAATTGTTTGTTGGATTCATTAAATATCGAATTCCTTATATATAAGTTTGGCTTTCTTTTCTGAAAGTATGAATGTCAGAAAAGAGCTGTCTAGGGATTTCGGTGAATAGTATCAGTTATTTTTTAGCTCCAATATCAATGAATTGTTGGAAGAAAATAATCTTACATCGCTATTGGGTAACACCCCAAAGGCAACCTGTGTAGATTGTAGTGGCAGTTCAAATCCCCTCTGTTAAGCAATTGTAGTCACAATTTTTTTTTGGGGGGGGGATGGACGAATGGCTATTGCCTGATTGTAGCTTCCTGTCCGTTCTGTTTTATCATAGTCTATTCACCTGTTAGCTCTAACAAAGTTGTACAATCCTTTTCTTTACATAAAAAATAGCAAAAAAACGGACGTTATTCCATAAAGTGCAGCTTTATTAATTTTGACCTTTAACTGAATAATCATGTTATATTATAAAAACGTATCATACAACAGTAAATCATATTTTAATGTGAATTCTATATTAGGATTAATATATTTACCTGATTATCAATAATAAATGTAAAATCCTTAATTTCATGTTTACACTTGGAAATGTAGATGATCATGAGCCATTGAAATAGAGTGAGTTTCTGGAAAATATCAAGGAAAAACTATGTGCAGATAAAGGAAATATTAGACAGGCTTTGTTTGAAAATCTTTTTCTTAACGGTGTTCGGTTTGTTACGAAAGTAAAAGCAACATGAAGAATTTACTGATAAGTATAGCTGATAAGATTCTGCTCAGAAGAAGAGCCTTGATTGAAGCGGTCAATGATGAACTGAAGAATATTGTACAGATCGAAATTCCAGACATCGTTCATTCAGTAACTTTATAGTCAACTCTTCGTCAGCTATCGCAGTATACTGCTTTTTTGAGAAGAAGCTCGCCATTGACGTAAATTTTGTCAATGATGGACCATTTTCTATTTTTTGATTTTATATCGAACTCACGTTATCATACAGCTAACCGAACTGTTTTTAAACAATTTCTAAAATCAGAAGTCAAATTCAGAAGTAGTATCATTCTTCAGTATAAAAGCCTATGCAACTCCCAACTCATTTTTCCCATACAAAGAAGCAGATTCTCCAAACAATGAATCCAAAAGCTTAAAGTTACTCTAATTTCATTATATTCCTTTGAAACAAGAAAGAAATAAATTAGACACTTGCATAACTTGATTTAAAGCAAAAAGTTTTCTTAAAAAGGGATTTGTTTTTTAATTTTTGCTAAATAACACTACTTTTTTATTTATTTTTTAAATACCTTTCATGTATTTTATTATTTTTGCATAAGTTTTCTTTCATGAGAAGAAAATGTAATAAAAACAACAAGAATTAAACCCAAAAAAACCTGCCACAAGGCGTTTTTACATTACGATACTATGAATATGAATAAGAATACACGTATAACACTTTTATTTTCAACAACGTGAAAAACATTAGCCAAATCAGATATTTAAATTGCGAATTAAGATATAGGAAAAATCATTAATTCGTATGATTACTAATCCTTAATACTAATTTTTATGAGAAAAAAGATTATCAGTGTGATGCTGATATGCGCTGGCTTTCCGGTCGGGTCTCTTTATGCAGTCCATCCTGCCCCTGTAACGAGAATACAGTCAGTGCAACAGAATGGGGCATGTACGGGTGTAGTAAAAGATGCAAGTGGAGAAGCCGTTATCGGAGCTTCTGTAACAGTGGATGGAACTACAAATGGAACAATTACCGATTTGGACGGTAATTTCAGCCTTTCCAATGTGCCTAAAGGAAGTACTATCAAAATTTCTTTTGTAGGATACAAGACATTGGAAGTAAAATGGAATGGTTCTCCTTTGAATATCACCCTCAAGGAAGACTCGGAAATGTTGGATGAGGTAGTTGTTGTGGGTTATGGTACACAGAAGAAAGTAAATGTAACCGGTGCCGTAAGTATGGTAGGAGCCGAAGTCATTGAATCGCGTCCGGTAGCCAATGTTACACAAGCACTGCAAGGTGCTGTTCCTGGATTGAACTTAACTGTAGGTGGAAACGGTGGTGACTTGAACTCTGGAATGAACATCAATATCCGTGGTGCAGGTTCTATTGGTTCCGGATCTACCGACAAGCCCTTGATTTTGATTGACGGAATCGAAGGAGATTTGAATACCTTGAATCCCAATGATGTAGAAAGTGTATCTGTATTAAAGGATGCAGCTTCAGCATCTATCTATGGTTCGAGAGCCGCATTCGGTGTCATCTTGGTAACCACAAAAAGCGGAAAAGCGGGCAAGGTAAGAGTAAACTACTCGGGTGATGTGCGCTTCAGCACAGCTACACAGACTCCGGATATGGTAGATTCTTATCGTTTTGCCACTTATTTTAATGCTGCTTCCATCAATAACGGAGGACAGGCTCAGTTTAATGAAGAGCAGATGGAAAAGATTCTGAAATTCCAGCGCGGAGAATTCAATGATCCTACCCAGCCGGAATATTATGGTACTACAGCAAACTTGAACAACAAGAAATGGAACAACTATGGAGGTGCCTTTGCCAATACCGACTGGTTTGACGAGTTTTACAAGAAAAATGTTCCCTCTACCCAGCATAATATCAGTTTAAGCGGCGGTAGCGAAAAAATCAACTGGTCTGTCAGCGGCAGTTTCCTGAAACAGAATGGTTTGATTCGCCACGGACATGACGAACTGGATCGTTATACCGTAAACAGCAAAATCGGAGCTGAGATTGCTTCTTGGATTCGTTTGGACTACAACACCAAATGGACTCGTACAGACTATGAAAAGCCCCAATATCTAACTGGTTTGTTCTTTCACAATATTGCCCGCCGCTGGCCGACCTGTCCGGCTATTGATCCTAATGGCCATTGGATGGATGGAATGGAAATTGCCGAGCTGGAAGACGGAGGTGTAACTTCCGAACACAAAGACTGGTTCACCCAGCAATTGAAGTTTACCATCACTCCGCTTGAAGGATGGAACATCTATGCAGAAGGAGCAATGCGTACTTCAAATGAAAAGAAAACGACCAGTAAGATTCCCGTTTATTCTTATGATATTGACGGAAATCCCTACCTACGTGACTCCGGATATGGAACAGTTTCAAATGTATACGACAACCGCTTCCGCCAGAACTATTATGCGGTGAATGTGTATACAGACTATACCCGTAACTTTGGGTTGCATAACGGAAAGATTATGGTCGGTTTGAACTACGAACGTTACGATCAGGATAATCTGTGGGGAAGGGGAGACAAACTTACCACTACCGACAAACCATTTTTGAGCCAAGCTCAGGAAAACATGAAGACCGGAGACGGCTACTGGAACCGCGCAACTGCCGGTTACTTTGCTCGCTTGAACTATGACTACGATGGAAAATACCTGGCTGAGTTCAACATCCGTTATGATGGTTCTTCACGTTTCCTCTCCAACAACCGCTGGGCTTGGTTCCCATCTGTTTCATTAGGTTGGAATATGGCTCGCGAAAAATTCTTCGAACCATTGAGCAATGCTATCTCAACATTCAAGATTCGTGCTTCATGGGGACAATTGGGTAATACCAGCTCCAAATATGAAACGTTCTGGGATTGGTATCCGTTCTATCAGCAGCAAGGCACCGGTACGGCAAACAGCGGATGGCTAATTGACGGTCAACGTGTCAACACCGCAAGTCTGCCCGGAATCGTCAACTCAACCATGACTTGGGAAACCGTCGAGACTTGGGACATCGGTTTTGACTTGGCCGCTTTCAACAACCGACTGACCGCTACATTCGACTGGTACCGCAGAACAACCAAAGATATGATTGGTCCTGCTCCGGTATTGGGTTCCATGCTGGGAACAGATGCTCCGAAAACAAACAACTGCAACATGCGTACCTCCGGTTGGGAATTGGAAATCGGATGGCGTGACCAGATTCAGGATTTCAAGTACGGTGTCCGCTTCAACCTTTCCGACAACAAGTCTAAAATCATATCTTATCCGTTCGACGGTGAGTTCGGAAACCAAGGAATCTACGGCTACTATAATGGTAAAGAATTGGGAGAACTTTGGGGATATACTAGTGTAGGACTGGCACAAAGCGATGAAGAAATGAAAGAATGGCTGACAAGCAACAAGCCAAACTGGGGAAGCAAATGGCAGGCAGGTGACGTGAAGTACAAGGACTTGACCGGTGAAGGAGAAGTAACCCCAGGTGCCAGCACTTTGGAAAATCACGGCGACTTGAAACGCATCGGAAACAACTCACCGCGTTATCGGGTAGGTTTGAATCTGGATGCAGCCTGGAAAGGCATTGATTTCTCTATCTTCTTCCAAGGGGTATTGAAACGTGACTGGATGTTTGACGCAGGTGACCCTTATTTCTGGGGCGCAGGATCCGGAATGTGGCAAGCAGCCTGCTTTGAAGAACACATGGATTACTGGACTCCGGAAAATACCGATGCCTATTATCCGAAACCCTACTTCAATGAAACGAAAAACCAACAGGCTCAAGATGCCTATATGCAGAAAGCTTCTTACCTACGCTGCAAGAACATCCAGTTGGGTTACACCCTGCCGACACACATTACCGAAAAAGCCGGCATCAGCAACTGCCGTATCTATCTTTCATGCGACAATCTGTTTACCATTACCGGACTGTCAAGCGTCTATGACCCGGAAGTATTCGGAAGCTACGACGGCTACGGAACCAGTGGTAAAACTTACCCCTTGCAGCGTACCATTTCTGTTGGTGTAAATTTGAATTTTTAAATTTGTTAACTGAAGATTATTATGAAATTAAATATAAAAAACGTAGGCGCTTGCCTTTTGTTGGGAGGTACATTGTTGACGGTTACATCCTGCAACGATTTGCTTGACCTTGACCCTGTGAGCCAAATTACTCCCGACTCTTTTTACAAGACAGCCGATCAGTTAGGGGCTTACATGATTAATTACTATGGTGAATTACAGAACCCGTTCAGCGGTGCCATGTTTCATGGCGGAGGTTACGATGATGGAATTGCCCGCTCCGACGGAAATACAGATATTCAGGTAGTAGGCGGAGGAAACACACAGCTTTTTGTTCCCGACAAATGGGAGGTGTCCGGTGGAAAGCAATTGCAGGGATGGTATGGCACTGTACGTGCGTTCAACTATTTCTTGAAGACAGCCGAAGCAAAAAATGAAGCCGGTGAAATAGAAGGCGACGATAAGTTAATCCTGAACTACATCGGTGAGGGCTACTTTTTCCGTGCATTAACTTACTACCGCATGTTGGCTTTATATGGAGACCTTCCCATTGTTACTGAAGTGTTGGAAGATAACAACGATGTAATTGTAGAAAATAGCAAACGGGCTCCACGCAATGAAGTTGTCCGTTTCATCTTGAGCGATTTGGATAAAGCCATCGAACGTCTGTATGACCGTGACCACTTTAAGGGTCAACGTGTAAACAAGCAGACAGCCGCTCTCTTGAAATCACGCGTTGCCTTGTTTGAAGCTACTTTCGAGAAATACCACAAAGGTTCAGGCCGCGTGCCGGGCGATGCTAACTGGCCGGGTGCCAAGATGGCTTATAATCAAGGAAAGACCTTTAACATTGAAGCGGAAATCGATTTTTTCCTGGACGAGGCCATGAAAGCTGCCACATTGGCGGTAGGTACAACTGAACTGACCACAAACAATGGAGTGTTACAGCCGGAAATCGGACAGATTGAAGGATGGAATCCTTATTTTGAAATGTTCAGCCAACCGAGCCTGAAAGATGTCCCCGAAGTTCTGTTGTGGAAAGAATATAACTTTGATCTAGGCATCAAGCACAATGCCATCTACCGTTCACGAATCGGTGCCCGAAGCGGCTATACCCGTCCGTTCATCGAATCATTCCTCATGAAAGACGGACTGCCTATCTACGCAACCGGAGGACAATACCAGTACAAAGGCGACAAGACTATTGATGACGTAAAGACCGACAGAGACTTGCGTCTACAGCTCTTCGTATGGGGTGAAAGCACGTTGGTATTCTCTGACCCCGATGCCGGGGAAGAACAAGTGGGTGACACATTTGATTTTCCCAACTTGATTTCCCTAGAAGCTCAGACCCGTATGATTTCCGGCTATCAGTCACGCAAGTTCTATGCGTATGACTACAGTCAAGGAAAGAGCGACGAACAGCAAGGCACCAATGCCTGCCCGGCATTCCGTGTGGCTGAGGGCATGCTGAACTACCTGGAAGCCTGCTATGAAAAGAACGGAAGGCTGGATGCTACCGCCGCAAGCTATTGGAGGAAAATACGTCAGCGCGCCGGCGTAAGCGATGATTTCGAGAAAACCATTGCAGCTACTGATTTGAATAAAGAAAGTGACTTCGGAATTTATTCGGGTACACAGCAGGTAGACAAGACACTTTACAATATCCGCCGTGAACGTATGCAGGAATTGTTCAGTGAAGGATTCCGTTTTGCCGACTTGATTCGCTGGCGTTCTTTCGACCGCCTCATCACGACCAAATGGGTTCCTGAAGGCGTAAACTTCTGGGATGAGATGTACACGCACTTCAAGACAGACCCTAACGACAAAGATGATCCACGTGACTTGCTTATTGCCGACGGTTCCGCCAATGCCAACATGTCAATGAAGGAAATGAGCAAGTATGTGCGTCCGTATAGTATCAATACATTGGAAACCAACGAACTACTCAACGGATATACATGGCGTGAAGCTTATTATCTTTATCCTCTGGGTATTACAGACATTCGTACAGGCTCTGCCGACCGAGATTTGAACAACAGTAACTTGTATCAGAATCTGTACTGGCCTATCCAAGCTGGTGGACGTGCTGAAAAATAAACGATTGGCGGAAGCTATCTTGATTTTTCAATAGGTAAACATGATAACCCCTCCTTTAGCAGTCTAAAGACTGCCGAGGAGGGGTTTTATTTAACATGAGTTCGATATTTCAATTAATACAGAAGCGAAGTTAAATCACTAAAGTGTTTTTGCAAATGTATAAATAAAAAGATTTGATTGAACAGATTTTGAATAGAATTAGTAAAAAAAATATCTGCTATAGTTGGCTTTTTCTTCGTTCTATAACTATACTTATAAAGAAATGTTTCCTGTATAATATGTTTAAGTTAATAAATATCGAAAAGCTTTAGTAAAATAGAATTATGTTAAAAAACATATGTTATAATATTACACAAATGTAATCTTTGTTATATTTGCGCGTTTTTATTTTAAATTAAATAAGATATGAAAAAGATTATTGTGCCAATTTTAGCTTGTATGCTTACAAGCGGCATCTATGCTCAGAAAGCGGTAGAAGGAGTCAAATTTACAGATAACTGGTCTGTTGGGGTCAATGCGGGTGTAACCAGTCCGCTTACTCACAGTGCATTTTTTAGAAATATGCGTGCCACATGGGGCATCGGGTTGGGTAAACAGGTCACGCCTGTGTTCGGATTAGGTATTGAAGCCATGACAAGTATTAATACGACAGCCAGTAAAACAGCCTTTGACAATACGAATTTGAGTCTGTTGACTACTGTCAATCTGAATAATCTTTTTGGAGGTTATCTTGGCACTCCACGTTTGTTTGAAGTGGAAACGGTTGCCGGTATAGGATGGCTGCATTATTCCATGAATGGAGATGGTGATCTGAACAGTATGTCAAGTAAGTTGGGCTTGAATTTTAATTTCAATTTAGGAGAGGAAAAAGCATGGACGCTTGGTCTCAAGCCTGCTCTTGTATATGATATGAATGCGAATGGCTTTGAAAATACATGCTTTAATGCCAACCGTGCGGCATGGGAAATTACTGCTGGACTAAAATATCATTTTGTATGCAGTAACGGAAAGCACCATGCATCTTTCGCCAAATTGTATGACCAAACTGAAGTGGATGCGCTGAACGCGCAAGTGAACAGTTTACGTCAAGAGAATGCGGACAAGAATGCTGAATTGGAAGCGGCCAGTCAGAAAACAGCTGAATTGGAAAAAGAATTGTCTGATTGTAGAAACCAGGGCCCCACAATTGTAACAGATACTATCACTAATAACAGAAAGACATTGGAATCTGTGGTAACATTCCGTCAGGGTGGTATTTCGGTAGAATCCTCACAGATACCTAACGTGGAACGTATCGCTACTTATTTGAGAAACCACAAGGCTGCAACTGTATCTATCAAGGGGTATGCTTCTCCGGAAGGAAAGGCAGAGGTGAACGCACGTATCGCAAGGCAACGTGCCGAAGCTGTCAGAAATATGCTGGTCAAGAGATATAAGATTGCCGAAAGCCGGATCGCAGCAGAAGGTCAGGGTGTTGGTAATATGTTTGAAGAACCGGACTGGAATCGTGTAAGTATCTGTACTATACATGAGAACTAACCGATAAATACTTGAATTGTGTGTAGGCCGGAGTGTGGGAAACATCTCCGGCTCTTTTACTGTTCATGAATTCAGGTGACAGTGTCTTTACACACAGTTTGTTGGATATTAATTGAATATTTAAATTTATAAATGTGATGAAAAAAGTTTTTTTAACCGTATTGTTTGCGTTAATCTGTACTATGGGATTTTCGCAGGTGTCTTTTAATGTAAAGGCTGGTCTTAACCTTAGTAGTTATATTGGTGAGAATTCAGATCACTCCGAATTT